GCTGTTCGTCGTCTACGCGTTCTTCTGGCCGGAGGGCTACGGCGCGTGGCTCGGCACCATAGTCAAGTCATTCCGCGCCGCCTCTGGCATCTAAGTGTCGGCCGACACCATTCTCCTGATCGGCGGCATCCTAACGGTGCTCGTCGTCATTCTCTCTAGCATTTGAGACCACACGCTTTTCAATGACCAAGAAGATTAACGCTACTCTGCCGAAAGGCACCCTTGTCTTCCCGAAGCTCAACAAGCCGGATGACTTCAAGGGCAAGCGCACGTTCAAGACCCGCATCAAGTTCGACGACGAGGCGCACCGCAAGGTGGACGCGTGGTTGCGCAAGGGCGCCAAGGAGCTGGGACACCCCGAGGCCAAGCTGCCCTGGTACAAGGACAAGAAGACCGGCGAGCTGACGCTCAAGGTCGCCTCGGGCGAGAAGTACCCCCCGGCTCTCCTCGACGCGAAGGGCAAAGAGATCCCGCGCGCCAAGGTCGAGGTCGGTGGTGGCACCATCGCTAAGGTCGACGTCAACCTCTCGTATTACGAGGGCTTCGGTGGCGGCTTCAATCTGTACATGAACTTTGTGCAGATCATCGAGCTGAAGAAGAAGGGCTTCAACGTCCAAGAGGAGGAAGGCTTCTCCTACGAGGACGACGGTGATGGCGGTGAAGACACTGAGGCGCCGAAGACCAGCACCGACTTGGACGATGATATTCCTTTCTGAGGATGTCTAAGCCCGCACTCACAATCGAGCCTGAGTATCGCTCAAAGCTCGAAAAGGATGTCGCGGAGAAGCTCGCCGCAGCCGGTGTGGAGTTTGGCTACGAAAGCCGCCACGTTCACTACACCGTGCCTGCGCGCGAGGCCCGATACCTCCCAGACTTCTCGTTCGAAGGCTGTCCGATCATCATCGAGCCCAAGGGCCGCTTCGGCGGCAACTACGAGGGCTTCGGTGGTCGACGGATGGTCGGCACCAAGGACGCAGCGGTAAAGGAGCGACAGAAGTTTATCTTGCTGAAAGAACAACACCCAGAGCTTGATATACGCTTCATCTTCTCACGCGCAGCAACCCCGATCTATCCGAAGAGCAAGACCAGCTACGGCAAATGGGCCACGGACCACGGTTTCAAGTGGGCCGAGAAAACCATGCCGGATGCCTGGGCTGAAGAGATCAAAGCCTACCTGAAGCAATCCAAAAAGAGGAAGTAACGACATGTACGACACGCTCACCATTGGTGCCCCGTCGCTCTCCACTGATCTGACGCTGCCGCCCCAGGCCCGCAAGGTGCTCGCGCATCTTGAGAAGCACGGCGACATCACGCGTCTCAAGGCCGACAAGGTCTATGACATCGTGAACCTGCCCGACTGCATCTACCGACTGAAGCTGGCCGGATACGACATCATCACCGAGCGCCCCGTGGATGATGGTGGCGTGCGGTACGTGCGTTACGTTTTGGCCTGATGTCTTCCTGCACTAAGGGGGCGTGCCCATGCGGCACGTCCTCTGACGCTTTTGCGACATATGCCGACGGCAGCGGGAGCTGGTGCTTCAGCTGTAACGATCCGAAGAACTTCAGCCAAGCAGGTAAGGTGCACGCACCAGACGACGACTTCGCAGAGAAGCCGAAGAAGAGCTTCGTCCCGATTAAGGGACACTACGCCGATCTGACGGCCCGCGGCATTTCGGAAGAGACCTGCAAGAAGTGCGACTACCAGATCGGCGAGACGGACAGTGGCAAGAAGGTCCACATCCAGCTGATCAAGGACGACAACGGCCGGCTGATCGACCAGAAGACCCGCGACAAGGACAAGCAGTTCGCGTGGGTTGGCGGTAGCAAGTACGCCGGCATCATCGGCTCGTGGTCCTGGCCTGCCAAGGGCAAGTCCGTGGTGATCACCGAGGGCGAGCTGGACCGCATGTCGATCTCGCAGGCCTTCGATAACAAGTGGCCCACCGGAAGCCTTCCCAACGGCGCCTCGACGGCCAAGAAGGCCATCCTGGCGGACTACGAGAAGCTCTGCCGCTTCGACAGCATCATCCTGTGCTTCGACAATGACGCGCCCGGACAGGAGGCCCTCAAGGTCGCCTGTGAGACGCTCCCCGTGGGCAAGGTCAAGATCATGACCCTGCCGAAGAAGGACGCCAACGCGGTACTCATGGACAAGACCATGGGACCTGCGGTGCTCGTTCGCGCCTTCTGGGACAGCACGCCCTACAGGCCCGATGGGATCCGTGACGGCTCCGACTTCTCCGTGACGCGCATGAAGCAGAAGAGGAAGCAGGGGGTGACCCTGCCGTTCCCCAAGCTCAACGAGATGTGGGCGGGAGACCGTGACGGCGAGGTGACGACCATCATCGCGGGCTCCGGTATTGGCAAGAGCACCATCGCGCGCAACATCGCCTACCACGTTCGGATGGAGCACGGCTTCAAGATCGGCAACATCTTCCTTGAGGAAGACAACGACACGACCGTGAAGGCCTACATCGGCCTGCACCGTGAGAAGCCTCTGCGCCAGCTGGTGTCCGAGCCTGACGCATTGACTGACGAGCAGTGGGAAGCGTCCCTGGCGGCAGTCGTGCGCGGCAACATGATGTTCTACGACCACTTCGGTTCTGTCGAGAGCGACCGCCTGCTCACCATGATGCGCTTCATGGCGGCAAGTGGGTGCCGGCGCATTGTGCTCGATCACATCAGCATGTCGGTCTCGGGCCTAGCCTCTAACGACGAGCGCAAGGACATCGACGTGCTCATGACGGGCCTCGGCTCGTTCACCCAGGAGACTGGCGTTGGCGTGTACGCGGTCTCGCATCTGAAGCGACAGATGGGCAAGGACTTCAATGAGGGCGCCCAGATCTCCCTCAGGGACATCCGTGGCTCCTCTGCGATTGAGGGCGTGTCCTTCAACGTGCTGGCGGCCGAGCGCAATCAGCAAGACCCCAAGAAGAAAGCCTTCGCGCAGCTGCGGTCCCTCAAGTGCCGCATCACGGGCGAGACGGGCGAAGCGGACCTGCTCAAGTGGAACCTTGAGAAGGGCTGTTACGAGACAGCAAGCGCGGCCGATCTGGCCGAGTTCGACCCACACGACGACACAGAGGATGCATCGCTATGAGACGTGAAGATCAATGCGGGATCACCTGGGACACACACACAGTGTGGGGCACCCGTCGCAGCATTGATGCTGTCGAGAAAGCCATTAGCGCGCAGTCGTGCGTGATGTCCCTGCGTGACGAAGTGATGCGCCTGCAGATCAGACTGAAGGCAGCAGAGGACCGCTGGGCCAACAGCGCGGACGCTTGGAAACCCGGCACCTACCAGAACGGAGCTTAATGTCCCGACTACTCTACGACACCGAAAGCAACGGCTTCGTTGCGAATGCTACCAAACTGCACTGTGTCGGCATTATCGACCTGAAGACCGAAGAGGTCCTCGGGTTTCGACCTCACCAGATCAAAGACGCCATTGCACTGCTCAGCGAGACCGAGGAGCGCGTCGGCCACAACATCCAGAAGCATGACGAGCGGCTGATCACCAAGCTCCACGGGGCTCTCCCTGGCGCCAGGATCAGCGACACGTTCGTCATTGCGCGGACGATGTTCCCCAACGTCAAGCTGACGGACACTGGCCTCATCGACGCCGGCAAGCTCCCCGAGAAGATGCGCGGCAAGCACTCCATGAAGGCCTGGGGCTATCGCCTGGGCGAGCAGAAGGGTGACTACGCGGAGGTCCGTGAGGAGGAGGCGCGAGCCAAGGGCATCGTGGATCCGCGGGAGATTGCGGACTACGTGTGGGGCGAGTTCAACGAAGACATGTTTGAGTACATGCTTCAGGATTGCCGCACCAATCTGGTCCTTTGGAAGCACCTGAGGCCCGAGGAATACCCTCAGGCCCCGCTCGAACTAGAGCACCGCATTGCAGACGTCTGCACGGCGATTGAGGAGGCCGGCGTCCCTTTTGACGAAAGGGCTGCTGGGTCGCTTCAAGCTGACCTCGTGGAGAAGAAGAGCGGACTGGAGCAGAGGCTTAAGGAAACCTACGGCTACTGGTATCAGCCCATCAGCCCTGATCCGACCAAGAGCCTCTTCGTGCCCAAGCGGCCCAACGCCAAGGAGGGATACTGGGGCGACGAGTGGATCGAGGATGTCACGATTGAGACCTTCGACATCGAAGACAACTCCATCTTCACACAGAAGAAGGTCAAACGGTTCAAGGGCTATCCTTGCACCAAGCTGAAGCTCGTCGAGTTCAACCCCAAGAGCCGCGACCACATTGCGCGCGTGCTCATCAACCAGGGTTGGAAGCCGGAGAAGCTCACTGAGGGCGGCAAGCCCCAGATCGACGAAGAGACCGTAGAGAGCATCGTCGCCCGCTATCCCGAGATGGATGGCCTGGGTGAGTACATGATGCTGGAGAAGCGACTGTCGCAACTCTGCGGTACCTCTAACTCCCTGATCCAGTCACAGCAGACTGACGGGCGCATCCACGGCGTGATCAATCCGGGTGGCACGGGGACGGGGAGGTGTTCGCACTTCCTGCCGAACCTTGCGCAGGTCCCATCAGCGAAGAAACCCTATGGCACAGAGTTCAGACGACTGTTCTATGCGCCTCCTGGCTTTAGCTTCCTTGGCGCCGACATGCAGGGATTGGAGCTGCGCGGTCTTGCTCACTACCTGCATCCCCTCGACGGGGGCAAGTACGCACGCACTGTGCTGGAAGGGGATCCCCATTGGGCAACTGTCCAAGCGATGGGGCTCGCCTCTGGGGACCGCGACAAGCATAACCAGCTGCACACCATCGTCCGAGAAGACGGAGCCAAACGGTTCGCCTATGCGGTGATCTACGGCGCCCAGGACAAGATGGCTGGCGACATCGTGTACGAGTGTCTCCTCAACGCCCAGAGATCCTGTGGTGACGAGGGTGACGCCCTGTATCGCGAGTTCTTCGGCGTAGGTGTCCCTGGGGATCGTAGGATCCGCATGGTCGGCAAGAAGATCCGTGAGAACTTCTCTCGCGGCATCGACGGCTTCGGGGACCTCCAGAACAAGATCGCGAAGCAGGTCGAGAAGCTGGGGCGCATCCCTGGGCTCGACGGTCGACGCATCCCGACACGGAGCAGCCACAGCGCACTCAACTTCTTGATCCAGTCATCGGGCGCCATCCTCTGCAAACGATGGGTCGCTGACGCGTTCGAGGAGTGCTGCAGGCGATACCGCTACGGCTGGGACGGGGACTTCATGTTCGTCCTCTTCATCCACGACGAAATCCAACTGTGCGTACGAGAAGGTCTTGAAGAAGAAATCGGCAACATCATCGTCAAAGCCGCGCAAGAAGCCGGCGAGCCGTACGGCTTCAGGCTCAAGCTCGACAGCGAGTATTCGTTCGGCCGCACCTGGGCCGACACCCACTGATGCAATCGACCGACTGCACAAGGTGCTGCGTGCCATCTGGCGCGAGCAGGTCCGCGTGAAATCGGACATGGCACGAAAGGAGGCCGACGTCATCGCGATGGCGGCTTCCCTCCAACTCATCACCACGAAGGTCGGCGCGCAGCGCTTCGCCAAGACGTGGCTTATCACCAGCAAGGGCCTCAACTGGCTCAACGAAAAGGACGACTGATGTTTACCCAGGAAGTGAACGTTGAAGCTATGTACCGCGCCACCGAGCTGCTGTTCGGCCCGCAGGCCAGCATGATCATCGCGAAGCTCGCGG